TTTAAAGTAATCTCACTTAGATTGTCAGGAATGTAAACTTCTAATTTCATATATATATAACGTAAAAAATAAAACTTTTAAAAACTACCTTATAGCGTATTGTCCTCTGTTAGGGTTCTTGAGTTGCATCATTAAAGCGTATCTTGCTGCATCAATACAATCTGGGTGTGTACCTGTGGGTTTTTGTAGATTGTTTCCCTCTTTGTCTTTTGCCCATACATAACCCTGTAACTCTCTAATAAGATTCTTAGACTGACTTGTTATGTAGATTTCGTTTTGGTTGATTAAGTTAATACCATAGACTATTGAATCTCTACCTTTAGTTACTGCAAAGACTTTGTGTCCGTAGTTTCTTAGTTCTTGTATTGATTTAGGTTCAGCACTATCAGCGTATATGTTTTCTCGTATCTCATTAGTCTTAATAAAATAACTTAGGTCTCTATTAAGCATTCCCTTTTGATATAGTGCCTCATCAAATATGTAACTATTGTTCCATTTGTAAAGTCTAATAATCGTTGATGGATCAACTGAATAACCAAAATCAAGTCCTGCACATAATAACCTAGCCTCTTCTGGAATAGTGTCTATAGGTTTCCAGTCAGGAATACATACACCTTCTAAACTACCTATCTGTCCTAGTCCGTACACTTGCCACCAATTTGCCCAATAGGTTGAGGTCTTTCCTTTCTCTCTAGCTTTTTCTATTTCTTTTACTATTGTCTCTGGTAAGCTATCGTTGTCTTTGTAGGTTAAGGTTATGAAGTTCGCATCTTGTTGTCCTATAAGTTCCTTGTCTACCCAGAATAGATTTGCAGGGTTATAGTCTAACCAAATATTACTTGATGTTCTTACTGCTAATTGTTGGTAGGAATCAAAGCTAACATTGTTACACTCGTTAATAAATAAGTCTGTTCTTCTAGCTCCTCTTAGTTTGTCTGGTTGGTCTGTAGAAAAGAACTCAATATAACTACCATTACTAAAAACGTATTTTAAGGTACTCTTGTTGAACTTTCTGTCATCGTACCTATGTAACCCCTTTAAGATGTTTAAGAAGTCTTTTAAAGCACCTCTACGTAAGTGTGGTACAGATTCAGATACNATGCTTATTTCTTTTCCTTTGTTTCTTATTGCATAGTCTATAAGGATAGATATGATAGCAATCGTTTTTCCTGCCGATGATCCTCCTCTTACTATACGAACTCTTTTATCTAGTTCTCTTAGTTTCTGAAGTGCTGAGGTTTTTGTTATTTGCATTAATCAATAAATAAAGGCACATCTTCATTAACGTGAATGTCCTTAGTTTCTCTTGGTTTACCTGCTACATAGTTGTAGTAGAGTTGTACATATTTAAAGTCTCCGTTTTCTAAACCTTTTTTGAGAGCTTTAAATGCTAATGGTTCTAAAGGTGTTAGCTTTTCTACTAACTTTAATTCCTCGTCTTTAGGCTTTCTACCTGAATTATCTCTTTTGCCTCCGTGTTTACTCATCTTGAAAAAACTTGATTAATCAAGTATATAACGTTATTCTTTAGAATTTTGTTTCTCAAGGTTTTTCTTTATTACCTCTACACTTAAATAGATTTGGCTTACTATGTTCTCTAGTCTTTTTATTCTTTGTATGTTGGTGTGTTTCTTTTGTTTCATTATGAGAAAGTATTATTATTGATTGGCTTTAATATATTTAAAGGTATTTTATAATATGGCGCTCCTTTGTTTTGCTCTATATCAAAATTTAAAATATCATCTCTTTTTATATAACCTAATATAGATATTTGATTAGGCTCTGTAGTTTCATTGTATCTTACCCCTATGTATATGTCTTTTGGTTTGTTTCTTACATCATATATTTTAGGCATTATATAGCGAAAGTAATTCTTTGTTGCTGATTTAATTTCTACCTTTTTAGAATTAATCAACATATCAAAATCATCAACGATACCTGTATTATCTAACCCTTTTGCAGATTTTTCTACTATAAAATTTTCTTCTAACCATTTACTAGTTAGTATTTCACAGACTATTCCACGCCAAGCCTCTACATTCTGATAACGCCACTGACCTGCTTTTATTTTTTCAAATGCTTTGATTTGTTGTTTAGCAAATAACTTGTCTTTTTCTTCTACTATTATTTTTATCATTCTGTGCCTGATATTATTTGATCTGTTCTAGTTTCTTCTAAGTACCATAAGTCCTCTCTTATGTTGTCTTTCTCTATTTCTTTTTGTAAGTGTGCTAAGGCTCTCCATACTACTTTTGCCGAGTGTCTTACTCCGTCTAAGTCTATCTTGCCGTTTTCTATTAGATGTCGCATAAGTGCATCTAAGTCATCTTGACTTTTATCTCTGTCCCAGTGTATCTCTTTCTCTGGGTGGTGTTGTTTACTTCCTATGTAACTTACTCTAGCTACTTCGCATAGTGCATCAGGGAAGTATTTAATCAGTCCTTTATACAAAGGTATCTGCTTTCTCTTTTGTTGGTTTGTTTCCATCTATATCGTTTAAGGGTAATGTATCTACTATTCTAAGGAGTTTCTTTAAGTCCTTTTCTTTTGTGTAGTCTATTATGTGGTTTATTAATGCTTTTCTTAATTTGGATTTGTTTCTTAGTCTTAGTAGAACTAAATCAAAATACTTATCTAGGTTTTTGTTATATCGTCTGTGGGTCTCAAATGCTTTTAAACTATGTATCGCAGTAGCGTGATTATAGTTCTTTCCTTTTGATTTATAAAAGTCTTTTATTTGATGATAGGTCATATTACAATGATGCCTCAACATAAACGTAAGTAAACTTCTAACCTCTATGTATTCTCTTTTCCTAGTATTTTTAAATACATCAATGTCTGATATATCTATAATGTTTTCTGCTATCTTATTTGCCTCTTTCATATTCTTTTAATGCTTTTTTGTATGCGTTTGCTGCTTCCAGTTCGTCAGTGAAATATCCAAGATGTTTAACTTTTCCATAAAAACTAATAGCTCCTTGCCATTTGCCTTGTCTTTTGTTCCAACAAACCCCAGTATATTTTGATGTGCCACCCTTTATATCTTTTGTTGTATTTTCTCTATTTGAAATTAATTGTAGATTATAAAGTTTATCATTTTGTCTGTTATTATCTATATGATCTACAACTATTTTATGACCACAAGGTTTGTGATTTAAAAAAGCAATAGCTACTAATTGATGAATTTTACTATTTGGAAAGCATTGACCATTCTTACACAAATTAACTCTATATCTTTTATTTGTATTTAAGTTTTTGCTAAGAAGATTTGCAATTCCTTTTTTACGATAATTTAAACTTTTTACATTACCTAAATTACTGACTTGATATATTCCCTCAAACTCTGGAATATCTTTCCAAACTTCTATTCCTATTCTACTTAATAAAGAATACATCATAAAGTTCCTGTTATGCAGTAACTATCTATATCTGCTCCGTTAATAAAAAATGTCTCGTAGACTTCTAATGCCTTTGTAACTTTAGCCTTTCCAGATTCATAGAACCCCTCACTACAATCATAGATACCTATATCTAATGATCCTTTGTCTATTGCTATAAACTTAAACTCCTGGTATGGTTTGTTAAATAGCTCAGAGTATAAATATACCTGTACATCATATCCATACTTGTAAGACGAGTAAGGGAATGCTTTTAAGTCTGCAGTTGTTTTAAGATCAATGATTCCTTTACCTAATACATCTGCCTTTCCTCTGAATGGATATCCTTGTACCTCGCCTATTGCTGGAACTTCAAACTCTGTATCTGTTATTAGTCTTAGTGCGTGTTCGTTTCTAAAGAAAGCATCGGCTAGTCTTTCGGCATCGTTCTTTTGTTTCATTGTATAAACTTTTCCGTGTTCCTCTTTAGCTAGTTTATATGCCTTAGTGTTTTTAGATTGTACATCCACAAAGATTTGTTTTTCAAATACATCAGGTTCTAATATACAAGTGTGAAATAACCAACCTGCATCTAAAGCGTTTGATTCTTGAGATCCGTATTGTGTAACATACTTATACTTCTTAGGACTGTCTAAGAGTAATTTAATCGTAGAGGAGCTCAGAGCTGCCTTACCTAAGTAACCATAGTAAAACGAATCATCATTCATTTTCTCTAGTATCTCATCTCGTTTGTATGTTTTTCCGTCTAATAATTGAATAGTGTCCATAGTAGAGTAAGTATTATGCCTATGTAGCTAATAGCTAAGGCTTTCATTTTGTTTTCGTAGTTTTTCATTTTAATTTATATACTTGAGCATTGCGTATCTTACAAATGTGCTTTTTTGTAAACCTACTTCTTTTGCTTTATTTAAAATTTTTTGGTGTTCTTCTTTTGTAAACTTTGTTAAAATTTGATAATTTCTCATATTTTTATTTTTGATTTAATTTTCTGATTTTCTTTTTCAACTTTCCTTGCTCGAGTTATTGCTCTTAGTTTATCGCTTCTTGCTTCTGAAATTACTTTGTCAAAAGAATATTGCTCTAACTCTAACTGATTTATATAAAAGAATATTCTAATTGCAATATCTTCTAAGTCTTTTATCTCTTTGTTTTTTGATTTCGCTTTCCATTTCTTAACCAAATGTAACAAAGCATTCATATCTGCCGTAGCTTGTAACTTTCCTAAACTCATTAAAACATTGAATCAATTATAGATTCTAAGCTCAGTAAAAATACTGTGCATATAAATAAGATTACTGTTGCTACTGCAAGGGTTAAATATTTCTTTAGTTTTTCCATAAAATTAATTCGTTAAATAGTTTTTGTGTTAAATCGTATGTTTCTTTTAAAGTATCATTGTCAAAATCTTTTTCACATCTTTTCATTAAAAAATTAAGATTTCCTGATATCTTACCGAACTCTGCTGCCATTTCTTGTTTTGTCATTATATAAAGTATTGATATTTTTCTAAGTTCTCGTTGAATCTTCTTTCCCTAAGAATTTCTGTCTGTTTAGCTCTTAGTTCTTTCCTTATCTTTATAAGGTCTTTAATCTCTGTATTAACCTGATCAATGGTTTTAAACTCATTGTCGTTACTGTTGTAGTTAAATACTGTAGGTAGTTTTTCTGCCATATCTTTTTTTGTTTGATACTGCAATATACAAATTAAAATGATATAAACAAATGTTAATTAGTTTTATTTGCTTGTACCCTGTGTGCATCTCTTTCTTTAAGAAGGTAACAAGGCTTTTTAATTCGCTTCTTAGTCCATAGTGTAGTGTCAGGACAATACATTTCTACCTCCTCTTGTTTAGCTAAATCATTTAACCAGAATATATAATTGCCTTTAGGGTCAGCAACAAAATACAATGCAATAGCATCTTCCTTTATGAGCTTATCAAACTTATACTTCTCAATCATTTTATCCTCATAGTACTTTTTCCTTAGCTTGATTTCCATAACACATTGAACACCCTTTGGAGTTGTACCTATACAATCAAAATGTTCAAAGCCTCCTCCACACCATTCAAGATTCCATCCGTCTAAGTTTAAGAGTGTTACTATTGATTGTTCAAACTGATGTACTTTACTTATATTCATACAAGTTTATTAAGGTCTGCTATCCACAATTTATATATTGAACCATTACAGGTGCAAGGCTCGTGATATTTATGAGTGTAGTATTTAGCGTGTAACTCTGCTACTAATTTTATTTGTTCTTTGTTTAGTTCGTGTTGTCTTTTACGATTAACAAACTCTAACCATTTTGATAAATCTTCTTCTACCATAGCTTAACTTTTTTATCTAAATCGTTTTTTCTGTCTGTGCAACCACAATCATTTTTTCCTAGTTTCTTTGCTACCCAAGTTGCTAAACGTTTACCATAACCTAATGTTACAACGTTTATGATTTTTTCTAATAGTGTTCCTAGTCCCATTGTATATTGTCTTTAATTAATGTTTTCACGTTTTTATATGTGTTGTATAAAGAATAATAAGATATGTTTGTTTTTTTAGATAACTCTGCTATACTCATTCCGTCAGAGATGAGGTCAAATACTTTCCTATCATACCAATAAACCTTGTCTAATACTGTGTGTAGTTCTTTCATCTTGCCTTCGATGTCTTTGTATTCTGTTACTTCATCCTCTTGTACAAACGTTTCTAAGTAGTCTATGTTTACTTTTGTGATCTTCGCTTCCTTTCTGCATAAATCTATAAACAGACTTCTTAGTATTCTATATATATAAAAGTGGTTGATGTCATCTTCAAAACTAATGTCAATGCCTTTCATAATTAGTGTATGCATTTTTATATACATTTCTTGTACAATATCCTCACATTTGTCGCCTTTGCAACCAAATGATTTTACGATTCTAACCCAGTCATCGTGTTTATTTGCTATTTTTTCTAGTGTTGTCAATGGTTAATTGTTTCTTGGTTTTATACTTTATTAAATTGTTTCCTCCTATTTCAAAGCCTACGTTGTTTAGTATTGACTTAAACATTATAGGCGATTCATAGCTTGTTGGTTTATATCCTAGCTCTTGCATTTTTACCTTAGCTACAAAAAGTCTAGTGTACATCCAGGAATCAGGACTATATATGTATCTGTGAATGATAAGAAAATCATCAGCTCTGTTTGCATTTACTGCTCCACCCTCTGCATCTCCTATACTGGGTGGCATAGGTTGTCCTGCAAAATCGTGGTTAGGTGTGTGTTTGTTTCTTAATGAAGTTGTAACAGCGTGGCAGCATATCCAAGTAGCTATGTTATATTTTTTACAGAAGATTCTAATATCAGTTAAACACTCGTAAGAATATTCATAGCCGTTAGTATTTCTTAAATCTTTTCTTAGTGAGTTTATAGGATCTATTAAGAACCCATCATAGTCCCAAGCATCTTTAATAGAACCTGCTAGGTCTAAGAGTTCTTTATAAGTGTATTGTCTGTTAGTATCTACGAATTTAAAATGTTTATATACAAACTCTTTTGAATCTTTGTAGTCTGTTTCTTCTATTTTGTTTATTGGTTTGCCTTCTCGCATCTCGATTAGTTTCTTAATCAAAGAATACACTTCATTCTCACTTGAAAAGACTAACCATTTAATATTGTGTTTAATAGAATAAAGCAACATCAGATAAAACGTGAAGTGTGTTTTACCTACGTTGTTGTGTCCTAGTAAGAAATTCATATTGCCTCTTACAAACCTAAAGTGTGAATCTAATTCTTTGTGTCCTACCTTTAAGGCTTCCTGAACTTTACCTTTTCTAAAGTCTTCTAGTTTTTTTATATGTTGATCGTAATTTATAAGCATAAAAAAAGGGGGTAGTTAGCCCCCTGTATTAATTTAAAATGGTAAATCATCTCCTCTGTCTGGAGACTGAGCCTCCACAGCTACTTCCTCAACTGCTTCTTGAACTCGCCATCCTTGAATTGAGTTGAAGTATTTAGCCTCCCCTTGTGGATTAGTCCACTCTCTACCTTTCAAATTAATCGAAACTTCTACAAACGCTCCTTGATTACAAAAGTGTGCATCTAATAAACCGCACTTGTCTTGTACAAACTCTGTTAGAATTGTTTGTGGGTATTGTTCTGTTGTTTTAATTACTAGTTCTCTTTTTCTGAACTTAGGACTAATGTCTTGTACATCTCCTATTTTTACTATGTTTCCTTTTATTGTCATTTTTTATTTATTTAAAAGATTATGAAATTC